AAGAAAGCGGAAGAAGAAATGATGGACATCGACGGTGAGATGGTAGCTAAGAGCGACATCCCAGCCCCAGTCCTGAAAGCACTCGAAGCTGCTGCTGTAGCCAAGCGTGAACATGAAATCGAAAAGGCTGACCTTGAGTTGACAAAGAAAGCGGAAGAAGTTCTGCCACACTTTGAAACTGGTGCAGCTAAGTCTCTCCTGAAGTCATTCTCGGAAGATGATGGAATTATGGAAACCCTCAAAGCTGCTGATGCTGCCTTTGCTGCTTCCATGCAAGAATTTGGTAAGTCCGATGTAGACGGTGAGTTCGCTACCTCTGCTGACAAACTGGATGCTCTCGTAAAGTCCTACATGGACGAAAACCAACTGAAAAAGAGTGAATTTGCTAAGGCTTATGCTGCTGTAGCTAAGACCGACGAAGGCAAAGCACTCATCACTAAATCCTACAAAGGGGAATAATCATGGCCGTCATGCAATCTCGTGATAACCGCACTTTCATCGCTGGGGAAGACCTTTCCGCAGCACAATTCAAATTCGTAACTCTGGAGTCCGATGGTCAAGTTGACTTGGCTGACGCTGCTGGTGAGAACGCCATTGGTGTATGTCTTGCTGGTGCTGCCGCTGGTGCTGCCGTGACCGTATGTGTCACTGGCTCCGTCATGGTAGAAGCTGGTGGCGTTATTGCTGCTGGCGCTCAAGTTCAAACTGGTGCTGATGGTACTGCTTTGACTGCCGCCGCTGGTGATGTTGTTCTGGGTTACGCTCGTGAAGCTGGCGTAGACGGTCAGATCATCGAAATCGAAATGATCCAAGGCGGCAACGTAGTCCCAGCCTAATCTAGCATTAAAGGAATAATATAATGCCACTTTTGACACCATCTCAGGTACATATCGACCAGCCGTTGTCCAACTTGACACTGGCCTATGTACAAGAACAAACTAACTTTGTCGCTGATAAAGTATTCCCAACCGTAGGCGTTGCTCGTCAGTCTGACAAGTATTACATCTATGACCGTGCGAACATGAACCGCTCTGGTGACGTAAAGAAACTTGCGCCACGCACAGAAGTTAACCGCATCGGTATGGCAGTTTCTAACGCTGCTTATTATGCTGACGTTTATGGCCTCGGCATGGACTTCGATGAGCAGACTATTGCTAACGAAGATGCAATGTTGGAAATCCGTTCCGCTGGCGCACAGACATTGACAACTCGCTTGTTGATTGACCGTGAAGAGCGTTTCGCTGACACCTTCTTCAAGGCTGGCGTCTGGACTACAGATGTAACTACTGGTCGTCGCACCATGCAGTTGGCATCAGGTGGCTTCAAGCCAAACACAATGGTTGTTGGTAAAGAAGTTCGTGACGTTCTGGTTAACCACCCAGACATCCTTGCCCGTTTGAACGGTGGCGCAACTGTATCAAACACAGCTTTGATTACAGATGCTAAACTGGCAGAAATCTTTGAAGTAGAGAACTTCTACGTCATGGAAGCTGTTAAGAACGGTGCTGTTGAAGGTCTGGCCGAAAGCAATAGCTTCATCGGTGGTAAGAACGCTCTGTTGGTACACACACCTCGTGCATCCGGTCTGATGACCCCTGCCGCTGGTTTGACATTCGCATGGAACTCAGTTCCCGGCGTAAACAACCTCGGTGTTACCGTTGAGTCCTTCTCTGACGATGCTCTGAAGCGTCAGCAAGTTGCAGAACACATCCAAGTTAAAATGGCTTATGACATGAAAGTCACAGGCGCTGACTTGGGTTACTTCTTCTCAGCCGTAATCGCCTAAGCGATAGATACTAAAGGTGTACCCTGAGCTTAACGGCTTGGGGTACAACCCAATATATAACAGAACATAACAGTATTCATATAATGGAGAGTCCCTATGCACCCCACATACTTGGGTTGGCAGGTCGATTGGCCTGTGTTTATCAAGATGCCTTTACTGGCGGATAATACGAATTGGAAACGTGGAGATCACTTTAACTGGGCAGAGCGAGGAATAGACCAAGACAAGGTTTCTACCCTATACGCCGCTGGTTACATTCACCACAACAAAGAACTTGAGGTTCAGAACAAGGTTGGAGATCGACTGTCTGAACTAGCTGGTAAAGACTTAGAGACCTTAGTTAACCTACTTAATGTCGAGGTAAACAAACGTACCTCCAGCAAGACAGAGTTTGAAGCTAAGAAGTGTAAGAAGTCTAAGATTGACGACAAGCAACGTGGCCTAATCAGGCGCTTCCTTAATGTTAATCGCTGGATTACAGAAGACTTCTACGACATTCGAGACAAGGTTCTCGCTGACTAATAACAACGGAGACGACTTACATGGCATGGTCTTACGATCCTACAGACTTGGACACTACCACGGCCTCTGGTCGTCTCAATACAGTACGCCTATTGGTTGGCGATACTAACACTGATGACCAACAGGTTCAAAACGAAGAGGTTACGTTTGCCCTTTCTGAGAATGGGAACAATGTATATTACTCTGGTGCTTGGGCCGCTCGTGTTATCTCAGCTAAATACTCCCGACAAGTAACGACACAACTAAGTGGTGCTTTAAGTGCTGACTACTCCGACTTAGCCAAGCAGTATAAAGCCCTTGCAGATGACCTAGAGTACCAAGGTAAGACCGCAGGTGCTGCTGTAGGTGTCCTAGCTGGTGGTATCACCAAGAGTAGCGTGGAAGCTGTACGAGCTAATACTAACCGTATCGAAGGCTCCTTCCGCAGAGATCGTTTCAAGAACCCACCAAGCTACCAAACACCTGAATACGAATAAGGAGTAAGATATGTCATTCCGCTCCTTTGACCTACTAAATCTCGTGAGAGACTTTGGTTCAGATGTAACACTCAGGAAGACCAGTACGACTGGAACCTACAACCCTGCTACAGGTGCAGTAGATGGTGCAGCTACTACAGACTACACCGTAAGTTCTTACTTCTTTAATTTCTCTGTGGGGCTTCCCATTGGTGACGAAGTTCGTCGTGGGTCTAGCCGCTGTATTATTCCAGCACTAGGTCTTGCTGTCGTCCCTGACGATGAAGATAAGGTTATCGGTCTCGGTAATACATACGAGATCGTATCGGTGCAAACCTTCTACAGTGATGGTCTCGCCATCTGTTATGTGTGTGAGGTTAGAGACTAATGAGTATTCAAGCAACAATGAACGCCTTTAAGGATAAGATAGAAAACAGAGTAGCTGATGAAGTTGAGCAAAAGTTTGATGATATAGCTTCCTACGCAGTTTATGTTGCTGTGCCTGACCAATCTATCGACACAGGTGCTTATGTAACCTCATTTTCCATTGGTAAAGCGGGTTTTAGTGGCGGTAGGAGCAGAAGCTCAGACAACAGGCCCAAGAACCAGAACCCACAAGCCATGAAAGACCAAGCCTACTCTCAGCTTATCGGTGACATAGATCGTATAGACTTTAAGACAATGCTAGAGTCTGGTGATGCAAGGTTTACTCTTCGTAACCGATCCCCTCACGCTAGAGATGTTGAGGATGGTACTAACTGGAGACGCTCGGGATACCACGTCTTCGCAAAGATTAGGAACCAGTTCGGATGAGTATTTACAATGACATTCGTGCCGCTCTTGAGAGCCACTTAGCTAACACCGCTGGACTACCCTCTGGAATAGCCTATGAGAACGTTTCATTTGAGCCTCAGACAGGCACTAGCTTCCTCAAGGTATCCTTTGTCCCAACGTCTCGTAGACCCGCTGTACGAGGCTTAAATCCGCAACAACGGTATCAAGGCGTATTCCGTGTATTCTGTTACACACCCGAAGGTAATGGCCCGTCTACTGCTGACGATATATCCAACAAGGTTATGACAGCCTTTGAAGCTACAACAGACATTTCTTTTACTAACGGTGATGCTGAGACCTTCATAGTCTCCATTGACTACGCTGAGAGAGACAATGGCTTCGTAGATAGCCCGTGGTATTACACGGTAGTTAATATCGGCTGGTATATCTACTCATAAAGAAAGAACCACTATGACTAAAGCAAGTAAGAATTTTGTCTACTCAGGCAAGACATATCTCATCGGAGATGAGGTTCCCGCTAAAGTAGCTACGGCTGTTGACCCTTCCTGCACGGAAAAGCCCAAAGCTAAGAAACCAACATATACTAACACTATTCTTGAAGGAGAATAAACATGGCTTTTGCACAAGGTAGCCGTTCCAGTCTCTCGTACATTGCAGAGACATCTTTCGGCACTACGCCATCCACGCCCACTTTCGCTAACCTTCCTATTAACTCACACTCCTTGGACTTGACCAAAGATCGTGTTGAAGGTAATGAAATCCAAGCTGACCGTATGACACGAGTTGACCGTCACGGTAACAAGCAAGCTGGTGGCTCTATCGAAGTTGATCTCCGTAAAGGTGACTATGACGAACTGCTAGAATCAGCTTTCTTTAACTCGTATGCTACAAACATCCTGAAGGTTGGAACTACACCTAAGTTCTTTACAATCGAAGATGCAGCTAACGACATTGCTCAGTTCCGTCTGTTCACAGGCATGGCAGTTTCTACCGCCAGCTTTTCCATCGCCCCTAACCAAATGGTCACAGCGACCTTCGACATGGTTGGCAAAGGTATGACACAGGCTGGTACAACAGGTTCCACTGGTGGTACACCAACAGCTTCGACAACTAACTCACCCTTCGATAGCTACTCAGGTACTATCACAGATGGTGGCTCAGGTATTTCCATCGTTACTTCGATTGACTTTAGCCTCTCTAACTCTTTGGCTCCTACCTTCGTAGTTGGCGCTGACAATGCACAATCACTTGAGTTTGGTAGTGCTGTCGTTGAAGGTACAATGACAGTTTACTACGAAGATGAAACACTCATCAACAAGTTCTTGAATGAAACAGAAAGCTCAATCACCGTATCTGTTGACGATCCTACAGGCTCCAACGCATATACATTTGAGTTCCCTCGTGTAAAATATAATGGTGCGTCTGTACCACTTCAAAACCCTCAGTCTCGTCTGATTACACTGCCATTCGTGGCTCTGTACGACACAGTTGAGAACACAAACTTGAAGATGACACGCACAGCGTAATCCCTAGCTAGGGCGGGGAGGCGTTGGTGTCGGGTCTGATGCCTCCCCACTATAAATCACCCGACATAACCTCGACAACACATCAAAAGGAATCCCGATATGGACTTGATGAACATTGGTACTACTAAAGAAACTACAGACGTAACCCTGTACAACCCCGTTAACTCTGAAATCCTGACTAACGAAGATCGTTCAGAGATGACCATTACAGTACATGGGCCATACTCGAAGAAATACAAAACTATCTCTCACGCTCAACAGAACCGCCGCTTGATGAAAGCGCAACGGACTGGTGGTAAGCTCAACCTCACTGCTGAGGAAATTGAAGCATCCGCATTAGACCTTCTGGTAAAGTGCGTGAGTGGATGGAACATTACCCTCAGTGGTGAACAACCAGACTGTACAGAAGCTAAGGTACGAGAAGTGTTTGAAGCACTCCCTTGGGTTCGTGAACAGGTTGATGCTGCCTTGGGTGATGCACAGGCTTTTTTGGACAAGTAAGGGCTGAACTAGAGGAGTACGCTGAGTATTCCTTTAAGATGGGTAGGAAGGTCTCTGGTAGCAAAGGTAAGGCTACAGAGGCCGACCACCTAGCCCAAGTCGCCAAACAGCTAGGCAAAGAACTAGCGGAAGTTGAGCAAGCTAATGCTGACGCAATCTTCCCTGATGCAGCCTCTCACTTATGGGCAACCTTCATAGAACTACACGATGGTAGAACTTACGGTATGAGTGGCCCTAACCCAATATCTTATGACATCATTAAAGCATGGTGTGATATTACAAGTGTAGACCTTTCGCCTTGGGAGGTAAGCATTATAAAGTCTCTGGATAATCTCTGGATTAAAACTACTGGCGAGGAAGTAAATGGCTGATCTTATTCAAATCCAATATGAAGTCGTTGACAAGGGTAAGTCTCTTAAAACGGCTCTCACTGGTGTTGAGAGGATGGAGAAGTCTCTAGCTAAACTATCTAAGGAGATAGTCGCTGGGACTGTAACTCAGGATCGTCAAACGAAGGCACTTATAGCTTACGGAAGAGAGCTAAAGAGACTGACTGGAATGACAGGCAATCAGGCTTACGGTGCTGTCGTCAAGTATAAGAACGCTATGGTTAATCAGAC